ATGCTCGCATTCGTCGAGCAGCATATCAACAAAATGCTGCGCAAGGTCACTACCGATTACAAGCTGCAGTTCGTGGGGCTCGATGACGAATCAGAAGCAGCGCTCGCTGATCTCAGACTCAAGCAGCTTGGAACGACCTCTACCATCAACGAACTTCGGTTATCAGAGGGTAAGACTCGGATCGATGAGCCGTACGCTGACCAGATCCTCAATGCTCAGGCGGTCCAGATTTATCTCGGGGCTCAGGGTAAAGGCGCGGCTGGTGGTGCGCCCGAAGCGCCTGGCGTTGGTGAAAAGGCACCGGGGCTTGGTGACAAACAGGGCGGTGACGATGAACCTGAGTTTGAGGATCACATCGAAAAGTCTATGCCCGAGAAAGTGATCAGAGTAGTGATTGAGTAGGAGATACAGATGAGCACATACGCAATTTTGACCGCAACAGAAGCGCTGGCCAAAGCGCTCCCGGCAGCGCCGGCGAAAGGTAGGGCACTTGCCGACGACGCGCATCGGAGCGCCCCGAAAGGATACCCGAAGAGCAAGTCTGAATACGCGATTCCGGATGAGTTTAAGTATCCGCTTGACTCAGAAGAGCACGTGCGGGCCGCGATCACCTATTTCTCCCGATCAAAGAACAGCTCAGAGTACTCGAAAGCCGAACAGCGATCGATATGGGCAAGGATCATTCGAGCTGCGAAGAAAGTCGGCATCGATGTGAGCGGCGAGGTCAAAAAGCGCGGAACCGTAGAGAAGTCGACGCAGCATTCACTTGTCATTCTGTTGAAATAGAGGTCGAACCCCATGAAGCTCAAGCTGTTTTCCGCGATTGAACTGCTCAAAGCCAAGAGCGGCAAGCTACCAGCGCACCTTGTAGACATGGTTAATCGTGGCACAGCTCACTGGGTGACGGTTAAAGAGGGTCCTCTTCAGGGTAGACACTTACTGATTAGCGGTAAACGGCCGGCAGAAGGCATACAATCGGCCGGGAGAATACTCGCCGGACAGGGTATACCGCCCCATGTTATTCAGAAGATAACCGGAGCTACCCACGCCCATGAGCTGCCGCACGCACAGAAAGAGAACGATTCACAAGGCTATCCGACGATCGAGCGAAATGTTCAGATTCCTGAGCACATCAAGAGGGAAGTCCCGAGAGCGGGAACATACAAGATAGTCTCTGTCGGAAGAAAGTGGATCAAGGCACAGCCGGAGGGAAGCGGCTACGCGGTTGACCTCGCAATTACTCCGGAGACCGAGAAACTAAAACCGGGGGAGAAGGCCACAATGATGGTCCATTCCCATACTGAGCGTAGCAAGTACGGTGCAAAAACTACCGTATACCCGGCGTCCAAAGAATCAACCGAAGAGGCATCGGCCAAGAAGCAATCAGCCGAAACCGACCGATGGCTCGGATATGTCCTTGACGCGGCGGATAAAGGATACCTCTACGACAAGGGGCTTGCGAAGCTGAAAGAACTCGGATCACTTGACAATCCAGAGGTGAAATCAAGGATTGAGGCGGCAAAAGCGAAAATCAATCTGTCGAAGATTCACCAGTGGCTCGGGTATGTAAAGGATGCGGCGGGTGAGGGAAGGGTTTACGATAAGGGTGTTCGAACGCTCAAGAATCTCGGTATTGACGCTTATCCTGAGCTGAAAGCGAAGATGGATTTATCGGTTGAGCAAGGATTACAAGCGCAGAAAAAAAAGGAAACGGAGCGTCAGACCCGGATATCCAAACGGCATATGTACGCCCTGGATGATTCGCCTCCGGTAGGAGTCCCTACAAAATACCGTGATGGCGTTGTGGTCTTCACAAGTGTTGGCAAGACGTTCCGCGCGGACGAGGACACGTCGTCAATCGGGGGGCCGATTGGAAGAGAGGGCGATAAGGTAGCCTACTTCTACTACCGTGATGCGACTCCGGAGGAAGTGAAGCAGTACGAACGATCGAACGAGGAAAAGCAAAATAGAGCTGCAAAGATTGATGCTATCAAAACAACAGTATCAAATGTCCGAAAGCAGATAACCACTGACGGCGAACGGCCCGAAAAAGCGAATCCGGAAGGCGAGGCAGTCTTTGACACCATGAATATCTATGGTGGCGGGGACAAGTTCGTTGTCGGGGACAAATATATCTGGTACATTCGAAACAACGGAGCCGACGGTGATAGCTGGGCTGGGAACAATGTGCGCACCGGGGGCGCAGGAGCGATCGGATGGAGAATACCATACGATAAAAAGACCGCTGAGGATATTCTGTCGGCACACGCAGAGTACAAAAAGACTGTAGCCGAAAAGTCCATGCGAGTATATTCAGCTACCGAACTTCTCAAGGCACGATCGGTCAAGTACATTCGTCGCGATGGCGCCCCCGGCAGCTACAAGTACGTTTACAAGGAGCCGTCAGCCGATCACTCTCACTCGACCGACGGAGAGTCGCATTCTGCGGCAAAGGGCGCCGAGTTTTCACCGGAAGAGACTCGCGCGAAATCCGTGGTCAAGGGTACCGTGTATAGGTTCAATACCGAGAAAACAGCCGTCAACGTCGTGCACAATGCTAAGTCGCCGTCCCGCGCATTCCGGATCGGCGCCGACCGTATATGGGTGACGACGCCGGCAGATGGTACGCGCCTTGAACGAGCTGGATACGAGGAAGTGAATACGGGCGCGATGCGGGATAGAACTCAGAAGTCAAGAAATGACGACGATGGCCGCGGGCTGATATCGAAGTTTGTCGACTATCTGAAAAATCAAGGTGAGTACAAGATTGGCGATAAGGTAGATGAGGATGAGCTACAGCGCGGAATCAAGGTTGAGATGGAGCACACCGACAGCCGGAAAATCGCGAAACAGATTGCGCTTGACCACCTGAAGGAATCGCCGACCTACTATCGGGACCTCTCGAAGATGGAAGCCAATGAGCGCGGCAAACGGAAGGGCGCGAAGGAACGCCAAAAATCCCGAGTGCTATCGGCGACGCAAATACTTCTAGAGAAAGCTGCGCACAAGCTTGCATATCGCACCGAGTTCCAGGGGCTTCCGATATCGATTGAGAACGCGCGGGGAAGCGTTCGACACTGGTACGATCCTGCGAAAGATGAGCACGGCACAACGAAAATGCTCTATCCATACGGCTACATCCGACTCACTGAGGCCCCGGACGGCGACGCGGTAGACTGCTACATCGGGCCTGACAAGGACAGCCGTCGCGTGTTTGTCGTCCATCAAAACAATCCTCGGACCGGCGAGTATGACGAGGACAAGTGTATGCTTGGGTTTGAGTCTGCGCAGCAGGCGAAGCGGGCATATCTCGCGCATTATAACGATCCGAAGTTCTTCGGTGGCATGAGCGTGTGGGATGTACACGATTTCGTTGATCACATCAAGCGCAAGCGGAAGCACGGAATGCTTACGACCGAGAAGGCAATACGGATGTTACCGACGGAGATTCTTCTCGCCAAGGCGTTGTCTCCCGCCATGGCTAAGATGGTGAAGAATGGGGCTGCTCATTGGGTTACTGTGAAAGAAGGACCGCTTGAAGGACGAGGCGATGAGCGTCCCTCGGAGACCTGGGGGAAAAACGATCCATTGTCGATGGAATGGAAGAAGGTAAATAACCGGGAACGTCAATTAGTAAACGAGTTGGAAGCTCGGATGAAGTATCACGGATCGTCAAAGAAGATACTGAAGCAGAATCCGTTTGGGGGATAGTTGAGCAAACTCATCATCGAAATCCACGACCCGCATATCAAGCCTCAAGCCAAGTTCTACGCCGCAGTAGAGCAGCTTGCGAAGGCCACTGGATTCAAGTTCGAACCTGACCACCGCACGAGTGAGCCATCGCCATACAAAGCGCTTCATCAACTCGATGATCGCGCGAAAGATCGTGTCAAAAACCGACTTGAGCGGATATTCGAGGCGATTTCGCACGATCTTTTGCACGTGACAATGCGTAAATCAGGCGAGGATGAACCTTTTACATTTCGCGGGAAACTGTATATCAATCCTGAGACCGGAACTGTACTGACCATCGACGAATGGAAGCAGATATCAGCGCACCTCACATTCATGTTCGGACAGGCGTTTACCGGTGCCGCGGATGATATTGTCGGTATAGCGCTCTCACTCGGAAGCATCCTGAACCTTTCGACTGAAGATGAGCAGGTGAACCGCAATCTGCATGAGTTTGAAGCAATCATCGCGAAGCAATCTGAACCGTCGTTTGATCTGTGGCAGAACATTCAACGATATGCGGAGCTTCATGCCGGCGAGCTCATTCAAGACCTCACCGATCACTCACGGTCAGTGATCATGCAGACTCTGATCGACGGTGAGAAGAATGGCATAAGCTCGAAAGAGCTGCAGCGGAACCTGTTCAACCGATTCGATTCGCTGAACCGTGACTGGCGGCGGATCGCAGAAACAGAGACCGCGACCAATTTCAACAACGGATACCTGCTATCGGAGATCGACGGGGAAGAGGATCACGCGAAGCCGATATTCATGCGCGGCTTGAGTGCTCCGAATGCATGTCAGTGGTGTAGATCGCATGTGAACGACAAGCTGGTGGTATTGCTGAGCGGACCGCCGAAAGGTGGCGACGACAACGTGGAGATCGGTGGCAGAGAGTACACAGCGATTTGGCCAGGAAAGACGAACTATGGCCGAAAGGCTGCCGAATACTGGGTGGCGGCAGGAGTTCAGCACGTACATTGTCGGTGTACGTGGACTCGCGATGCTGGCGATGATACGCCGTTTCGCAAGCGGCTGCACAAGATTTTGGATGATCGAGTAGCTGAATCAGAGGATCCCGTTGAGGAATAAAAAGCCCCTCCGGGTGAAGGGGCTAATCTGCTCGCGCAGGACTCAAAGAAGAACTGTAAGAACCAAATATAGCACACCGAATATGCGGTGTCAAATCGACGAGAAGGAGTGTCAACGATGAGTGACCAGACAAACGAGGCGGTTAATCCGGCCCAGCCGATTGAGCAGGTGCCGGCAGGCGGTCCTGTAGTGAGCCAGAGCGTTCCCGCAGCAAGTTCGCCGGCGGCGGTTGTCGATGCGGTCCAGAGCGCACCTGCCGCGAACCCGACTCCGGTAGCAGATCCAACTCAGGCTGCGACTGCCCCAACTGCTGCCGCACCGGCCGCAGAGCCCGAGGTCGCAAAGGTCGAAGGTGTCGTCAAGCGCGATGCGGAGGCTGTGATCAAGGAGCTTGAAGAGACTGTCGAGCACCTGCGAGCGGCGGTCGTGCATCTTGCGTCAAAAGCTGGCGCGCAAGCGGCGGCAGAGTTTCACAAGCTGTTCCCGAAGCTCAAAAAGTAGATTCGGGTGATAAGCAAGTTCCAACCGTTTCTTGCTATGTCAATAACGGTCTGGTAACTTGCTTATGAGTTGACGAAAACCCGGCTTGTGATTAAGCGAACGAGGCCGATGAAGCGAGTGACATGCCAGCATTGTGGCGCGCTCCTTTATCAGACGGACCCGAACGAAAAGCCGGGGTACATTGAAATCAAGTGCACCCACTGCGGGAAACTGAACGTTTTTCGCTGAGGATCCAGCACCAAAGAGAGCCCATGAGGCCGGAAGAGCGAAGCGATTCGCCTTTTCCGGCCTTTTTTTTACGCTCCCGAGGAACGTGATGGACAACAACGAGGCGCTGAGCAGATTCTACTCCGCTTTTCGCGGTCAGGTACTCATTAAGGCGGCTGAAGAGGGTAACGACTGGATGGTCTACCTTCAGGCGTCAAACGAGGGTCTTGACCAGGATGAGGAAGTCATGGTCTCAGGCGCGTTGAAGAAGGCTGCAGACTACTTTCTCGGCCACGGAGTCATCACCTGGGATCACAAGCTGCGACAGCTGAACGATCCGCTTTATCACATCGGTGAACCGGTGGACGTGGCGTTTAACGATGATGGAGAGACGCTGGTCAAAGCCCGTCTGTACCAGAAAAACCGAATCGCCAAATCAGTATGGAACAACATACAGTCTGGGGCGAAGAAGCTCGGCGCATCGGTGGGTGGCGGCATTCTCAAGAAGTCAACAGATGGGGTCACGAAGCTGTTGCGAGTGATCTGGGATGAGACCGCAATTACTCACAAGCCGGTAAACGACGGTACCTATGGCCACGTCCAGATGATTCCGTTCACTGAGTTCGCAAAGGCATTGACCGCTGGCGGCGGCGTGAATGCCGCGGACTATACAGGCGGCCGTGCGCTTACTGCCGAGGACATGGGAGACAAGCTTGCTTCAACGATCATGGAAGATGGCGATGATCTTCCGGCAAGCTACCGGGAACTTCGCGCGATCTTCAGCCAGCTATTTCTGTTGATGATCGTCGGAAAGATCAGGTCGATGGCAGACGTGCAGAAGTTCGTGCATGAGCACGGCTACAACGAAGATACTGCGAACAGAATCTACGGATTCGTTCAAAGCAAACTTTTGGAAATCCAAAAACAGGAAAGCGCGGAGGCGCTTTAAGGGGAGATCGTATGGACAAGGATACGAAGGAAGCCCAGGGCGCGGCCGTCCTGGAGAAGAGTTTCAACGACGCGCGCGATGGCGTTCTCGCATTGCTCGGTTTGTCGTCGAAGAACAAAGACGAGCTGAAAAAGTCGAAGGGCAAAGCCAAGGACGACGACGAGGATGAGGACGAGGATGAGGATGAGGATGAACCCTCCGACGAGTCAGGCGAAATGGACGACGACGACGAAGATGAGGATGAGCCCGTGGAGCCGAAGGGCAAAGGCAAGAAGGTCACCAAGTCGATCACCGACATGATCACCGAGGATCCGGAAAGCGGTGCCGCGATGATGGTCGAGCCGTTTCTCAAATCGCTTGCCGAGGCCGAAGAGCGCAGGTTTGGTGATGTCGAGTCCGAGGTCGTGGAGCTTCGCAAGTCGGTGAAGTATCTCACCAAGCTCGTGAAGGGGCTCGCTGAGTTTAGCGTGAAGAACGCTGACCTGCAGAAGTCGATTTCCGACACTGTTGAGAAGATCGGCAATACCGCGATCCCGTCAAACTCGGTCCTTCGCAAGAGCTACGAGCGCTTCCAGTCGGACAGCGGCAAGGAAATGAGCAAGGGCGAGATTCTGAACAAAGCGGTCGAGCTTCGTCGCGGCGGCAAGATCAGCCCGCACGATCTGACGCTCATCGAAGGTCGCCTGAATGCTGGTGTCGCGCTTCATCCGGCGCACGAAGCCCTGATCAAATCGGAGGTAAAGTAAGATGGTCGAGCAGATGCTTTTGAGTGGGGCTGGCGGTTCATACCCGGCATTCGGCTCCAGTGATACCCTGGAAATGCTGTCCAAAGGTTTGGACGCAGGTTCCGGGGTCGATGCCGGTGCATTTACCGGAGGCCGTGCGCTTACCCGAGAGTCGCTTGATGCGACACTGGTAAACGTACTGTGGAATCAAGATCAGGCGAAGCTGTATCAGCGGGTCAAGAAGACCAACATTCGTTCCGTTGTGCATCAGTGGGATCTGCGAACCGATGTCGGCGCGACCGATGGTGTGTTCGTCGATGAGACTGACGACGGTACCGAGGCAACTCAGACCATCAGCCGTCAGTACACGCAGGCGAAGTACATGCAGACGCTCCGCAAGGTCAGCCTGCAGGCCAAAGAGTCTGACATGATCGAGGATGCGATTGCTCTTGAAAAAGAGGGCGGCGCGCTTGTGATCATAAAGATCATCGAACAGACCATGTTCAACGGCCGTTCCGCGAATCTCGCCGAGCAGTTCGACGGACTTGACGCGCAGATTCCAGCGTTAAACGTGATCGATCTTCGAGGGGCAGACGCTACAGCTGCGACTTTCGAAGATCAGGTCAACGAAGCCGCGGGACTCATCGCCGAGAACTACGGCCAGGGCACCACGCAGTTCAGCTCGGTTCCTGTCATGCGCGATTTCCAGCGCTCGCTTGCCGATCGCATCCGTGTTCCAGCAGGCCCGCAGGCATATGGCGCGTCACCTTTTGCCAAGTATCCGACTACGTTCGGTGAACTTGAGCAGCTGTGGGACGTGTTCATTCGCGAAGGCGGCGCACCTGTTGCATCCGTCCTTACCGCGTCGGCTCCCGCCACACCGACTGTCGGGGTTCCTTCGGTGGGCGCAAAGACCGGTTCGCTGTTCGCGGCTTCCGACGTCGGAACCTATTACTACCAGGTTGTCGGGATGAACAAGTTCGGCGATTCCGTGGCTTCCGCTGCTCAGAGTGCTGCGGTTGCAGCGGCAGGTGATGGCGTCACACTCGCCGTTACCAATGGGTCACCGGCGGCCGTCGCCTATAAGGTCTACCGTTCGAAGAAGGGCGCAGCTGACGGTAGCGATTGCCGCTATGCGTTCACCGTACCTGTCACCGGTTCCCCGATGAACATCGTCGACCTGAACACCGATCTTCCCGGAACCTCGAGTTCCTACATCCTGACGCTGGATGCGGTGTATAACGCCATTGAATGGCTGTCGTTCATCGGCCTTATGAAGTTCGATCTGTTCAGCGCGACCGCCGCAGTGTTCCCGTTCCTGATGCTCAGCTATGGAGCCCTTGCGGTGAAAAAGCCGCAGCAGCACGTGCGGATCAAGAACATCAGCCCGTCGAACCTCGGCTGGTACTAAACGTGACGGCGGCTACGGGAAACGACCTGTAGCCGCTTTCGCAAGGAGACAATGACGATGAAGTTCACTGATCGAGTAAAAAAGGCGATTCCCGTTCTCGCTGAATGGACGAAGGGCAAAGGACTGTCGCGCACATTCATCCGGCAGGCTGTAATCGCGGGGGCCGCGGCAGGTTCGCACACCGGGGTCACCACCAAGAGCGGCCAGAGCATCGCGCCGGGCGACAAGATTGTGTCGGTCCAGCTGTGGCTACAGTCGGGCACGACCCCATTCGCGATGGTCCCAAGCGACCTGACCTCCGAGTTTTCGATTACGGGCGCCGGGACGATCGACAATACAGGCGGAAGCGCGTCTACCGGTGGGTATCTGGTTGTGACCTGGGAATCGTGGGCTGAGGATTTCACCTAAAAGGACGCATGTAGATGGCCGCAACCCTGTCGATAGTCGAGCAAAATGGACCTTCAGCAACGCCTACCGCAGTGATTGACCCTGCGAATCTCAACTTTGGGTCAATTGCTCAAGCGGCACTTGACCCTTCGGCATATCCGATAACAGCGCAAACAGGTGGCGCGAGCTATGAAAAGTGGTTCAGACTGTTTCTGTCGGCGCTCGGAGGCTCGACGAGGATTGACAATCTGAAGGCGTGGATATCGAATCTCGGGGGCGGCTACCTAACAGGCGAATCAGTCGAGTGCAATTTTGTAACAACCGGGTACGCCGCGGCATCCTATCCAAGTGGCGGCCCGTCTGAATCAACATCGGCCGTGGCTACTACCGCGGCACCGACAGCAGCGCCTGCGAGCGCGAACGTCGGGATAGGCGGCACGCTCTCAGGGACGATGACTTCGACGGGAGTCTATAGCGACTGGATGGTAGTCCAGCTTCAGGTGACTGCATCGACCCCGGCCGGCGCGACAAACCAGAAGACGTTCACGATTCAGTGGGACGAGGTATGACCAATCCCGAATGGATTGTGAAGTATCTGGATAAAGACATCCCCGATTCGGTTGAGTTTGAGTCGATATTCCCGTCCCGCGACAGGATCGAGCACCTAACGCTCTTGTGGGACACCAATAGTTACCACCTAAACGTCGCGGAGCGGTTTTTTATCGTGAATGGGGGCAGGCGGTTACGGCCGCAGATCCTCGAGGAATGGGGTGTGTGCAGATTGCTCGCCGTTCGCAGATGGACGCGCGAACTGTCGATGACCGGTGATCAGGTTCGAGCCGATAGCGCGCGGTACCTGCTCGGATTTGTTGGAAGCGATGAATCTGAGCAGCTATTCGTGCATGTTGCAGAGGACGGCGCATCCTGGGCGTGGGAGAAAAAGAGGTAGGCTATGGCATCAACATTCGACAGAAGCAATCAGGTTATCACGTTTGATACCACTGGCGATTCATTCTCCGGCCCGCTGTCGGTTGAATACATGGTGCTCGAAGGGACGGCGGCGGCCAGTACCATTTCGGATGGCGATGGGAACGTGATTGCGGTTTTGTCGGTTGTCGGCGAACCGTATCCGGTGAAGCGTCGGATCGTCACGGGCCTTGTTGCAACGACGATCGGTGCAAGCGCGAAAGTGCGAGTGTTCATGAAGAAAGCGGTTATATAGGTGGCCGCTGAAGAGGATGACTTTGGGTTGCCGCAAATACTTTCGGTGGACGAGGCTGACACGCCTGCCATCGAGTATGTGGCCGAAGTGCTCACCCCTGAGATTCAGGCTGTAACAGGCGCTCAAGTGCCGGATGTGACAAACGCATGAACCGATTGCAGATCAATGTACAGAATCTATCTCAGGTGCTCATCGCATACGACCAGATCAAGGTTTACTCTGCGCCGTCTGCGACAGGTACGTTCACTGAGCTTACCACTTCGGCTACTCGCATCGCGCTTATCCCCGGTGCATCCACTTACTTTTTCACTGACTCGGAAGGTGCTTCAAGCACCTTCTATACCGTTTCCTACTTCAACTCCACAACGCTTGCCGAAAGCGCGCAGAGCTCTCCGTTCCAGGCAGGCTACTACGCGCAAAAAGTCGGCTACTCATTCGGAAACTACTCGGCTCCCCCAAACGAGTGGGGGCAGATCATGACTCCGGACGACATGCGTTACACCTATCTATGGGGTATCGACAGCGTAGCAAACGACGTTGCGCAGTCCACATTCGATGACCCGCAGTTTGCATACTTCGTTGAGACAGCGCTTGCGGACTTCGAACTGTATCTCACGATGGATATCCGAAAGCGTGTGTACAAGACGCAGCCGGCATCGAATCTGGTGCAGGCAAACAAGTGGATCGCGGGCGTTGACTATACCGATGAAGAAAACCCGTATGACTTTGACCCGATGTACTGGCAGAACTGGGGATTTCTGCAGCTTCGTCACTATCCAGTAATCTCGATTGAGCGGTTTTTGCTTCAGTCACAGATTGCCACCACGGTGATCGATCTTGCCGGGAAGAACTGGATCCGCCTTGACAAGCAGAAGGGGCAGGTCAGGATGTTCCCGAAAACCGGGTTTCCCTATGGGCCGTTCGCGGTAGGCGCTCTTCCGTGGTATCTCATGGGAACAAGGTACCCTGAAGGCTTTGTTGTTGACTACACGACAGGTTATCAGACCTCAGACCTTGTACCGCAGTCACTGAGGGACGTGATTGCGAAGTGGGCGGCGATCAAAACGCTTGCAACGGTAGGTGATGGTCTCATGGCCGGATTCTCAAGCCAGAGTATCAGCCTTGACGGACTGAGCGAAAGTTTCACTTCGACACAGAGCGCGACTTCAGCATTCTTCGGCAGCCGGATCATCCAGTATTCGAAGGACATCAAGGATTGGCTGTCGCGCAATCGGTACAAGTTCGGTTCAATCCCGATCTCGTTTGTGGGGGTATAGGGCATGGCATACAAGCTCCCCAACTACCAGCACACACAAAAGTACGAAGACGCAGTCTCACGGCACGCTCAATGGATCAGGTGGTCGCGGGCATATCTGTGCGCATGCCTTGACCCGGAGCTGAGCCAGCCGGATCCGCAGTGCACAGTATGTAAGGGTCGCGGACGCATATACGATGTGCCATCGGTCCTCTCGGTGTTCCAGGAGCAGGTCAAGCACGACAACCTGGGGATCTGCTATCCGCAACACACTCCGATACTCGGTACACCTGCCGTACTTCTGCGCGACACGCCGCTTGCGCTTGCAGGCACGCAGCCTTCTGATAAGCTTACCGTGCAGCTTGCAAGCCCGTGGCCGAAACCGTATGAGCCAGTGTACGCGAATTACGATTTCTCCCCGATTCAGGCTGTTACCAACGAGAATGCTCAAGTGGTGGCGACAAACACGCTCAGGCTGAATACCGGCATGCAGACTACCATGGGCGAACAGTTCCACGGCAAAGCTCACACGGTGACCCGCGTATACAACGCGACTAAAGCCGAGACCTACACGGTCGCGTCCTTCGAAAACGAATATGTGTACCTGACTGGCATGGGAACATGGTCCTCCGGTGATACTCTGCAGGTCGACTATACCTACGTCGGTCCAGCATCGTTCATCGTCTCTCGGATCTCGCAGAAGATGCGCTACGAGTCCGCGTTTGTGCTTCCTGATTCCGACGCGCTTCTTGTGACACCGTACTGGATCAAAGTCACCTCAGACGATTTGTTCACGACTCTTTCGGCATCGCAGTTGGCGAACGTCGTGCTTAATCCGACACTCACCGCCGGCAATGATGAGATCGCAAACTACTTCGATGTGGCAAAGATCGTTGACGTGCGGGACAAGTCCGGGACGATCTACACGGTCGGCACCGACGTTGTGCTTTATGGCCGTAACGAGGTGCAGTGGCTCACGACGAAGCCTTCCGTGCAGTACAGCGTGCAATTCATGTACCATCCGACGTTCAAGGCGATGACCAACGAAGCGACAATGCGCACCGCCGAGAACAAGCGGTTCGCGAATTCCGTGAATCTCAAGCAGTTCGACCGCACGTCTCGGCAGGTAGCAGCATGAGTGAGTTCAAGGTGGTCGCTTCTGACATGGTGCCAGGGTTCGTCGAGCTCATGGGAACGCGCGATGTGCGAGATGCATTCCCCCACCTGCTTGATGCGCTCAATCAGCTTGCCTCTGAGTACGTTCGAGCATGGCGTGGTTTCAGCCAGGGCGAGCCGATTCCGGGCACTCCGCGCGTCATTCGATCACGGGGAGACTATACCCGGTCGATTAAAGCTGACACTTCAAATGACCTTGTAAAGATCGTGTACACCGATTTTCCGCACGAGGATGAGATCGAGAAGGGTCACGGACCGATTGACCTGAAGCCGGGATTGCTGAGCGGACCTCACGCGAAGATGGGCAAGAATGGCCCGTACGCTATCGTTCCGTTTCGACATGGAGTACCCACTTCAAGCGGGCAGAACAATCCCATGCCGATGTCGGTCTACAAGACGATGCAGAAGACGATGAGCGAATATTCAGACAAGACCGGGGCAAGTGCTCACAGTAGAGTCATATCAGGCGGCCAAGGCGGAGCTTCACGAGTGACTGAATGGAACGCGCGGCTTGGCAAGCTACCCGATGGCATACGCTCGAAGCTCGTGAGCAGGTTCATCCCCGGTGCGTCAAACTACACATGGAAGTCAGGCAAGCACGCTGGCATGGTCGCGCTGCAAACGTCTACCGGGAAGGCGAAAAGCTCGAAGTACATGACGTTTCGCGTGGTGTCGGTCAACAGTGACCCGAGTTCGTGGATAGTTCCACCGGTTCCCGGCATCAATATCAGGCAGGCTGTCATCGACAAGATGCGCGAGCGGACAGCTGAGGCGATAGTAGCCGCGATCACGGAGGACATGAACCTATGATCGCAAAACCGTCCAATGCGACAATCGTCAGGCCGGCGGCTACTCACCCGATCTACGCGACCGAGTATGCGAACCCCGAAGAGATCATGCCGGCTGTGATTCGCGATTACCTCATAGGTTCAGGATTCAGCGCGATGTATTCGAACTTCGCAAACGTGCGAGTGGGCGCTACTCATCCTTTCGCGGTGCTCTTGTACCAGGAGATCACCGGCACGAAGCTCGATCTTGACGTATTCCCGTCGATTACGGTCAACGATTCGGATGACTCGGAGACAGATCAGTTTCTATCGAGCAATCTGCAGCAGGCTATGTTCGGCCAAGAGGAGATAGCGGCAATCGCAGGGCTCGCTGGGGCAGGTGAGCTTCTGATTGCAAGCGCGAATCTTGCAGCTTTGCAGACCGCTGTGGCATCGGGTGCGGCCATCGCAACATCGAAGCTGACGATCATCTCAGGCCATACGATCGATATCAACATCTGGGCCGACAACAAGAAGGTGACCCGTGTGCTCTACGATCTTGTGAAGCACGCGATCAAAGAGAATATGGATTCTCTGCGTACTTCGGGCATCGACATCACCGGGCCCGTCGGTGGGCGCCCGTCGGGAGACGTGAATCTTGATTTCGGTTCGATGCTGTTCGGTGCGAACGTAACCGTGCAGGCGACGATTATCACCGACCATTATACGTTTGATCTGCCAGTGGGCACGATTACGACGATCGACACGAATCCTACTTTTCTTGAGGTGTGAGAGTGGCAGACGGCAGTACGGGCAGAAAGATTTCGATAGAGAAGTATTTCGAGCTTTATCAAAGCGGTGTGCATGAGACAGACAGAAAGCGAAAAGGATCAGCATACCGGCGCAAGCTGCGAACAAAAGACGAATGGGATGTGGCGCTCGGCTATGCGCCTAAAAAGGAGTAGAGAATGTCAATTTCAGCACGAACATTTCAGAGCGCGGGGCAGATTTCGCAGCACTACATACCCGGCATGTACTCCCGGATTGACTCGGTAAAAGGGGCGAGCGGCTTTGTTTCGACCAATCGCGGGGTGATCATGGGTCAGTGCGGCGGGGGTGACCCTGATGTGCTTCTGGCGTTCACATCGCCTTCGGATGCGATCAACACGCTGCGGTCCGGTGCGCTCATGGAAGCAGTCAGACAGGCGCTTAATCCGTCACCCGATTACACACCGAGTGTGATCTACGCTATGCGCGTCAACTCGGCAGTGCAGGCTGGACTTGTTGTGGATTCGTCGACCAACCCGATGATCCAGTTGAAGAGCTCGGACTATGGCCTGTGGAACAACCAGATCACCGTGACGATCGCCGCGGGAACGACCTCCGGCAAAAAGGTGACCATCGGCTACCAGAGCAACAGCGAAGTGTTTGACAACATCATTCGTCCTTCGCTCACGATCACTCACGCGACTGCTACAGGGACTGTCACCAACAACTCAAGCGCTCAGACCCTGGCGCTTTCGGTCGGAACGATATCGATTGACCTCAATAGCTATCCGACCATCGGCGACCTTGTTGCGTACATCAACGCGCAGGCAGGCTACACGGCAGTGGCCACTTCCGGCCAGGAGACGGCAAGCTCGCTGTTACTCGACGGGACCACGGCGGAATCACTCACCGCTGGCGTCGTGTTCTATTCGAATATGCAGGCGATAATCGACACGCTGAACGCAGGATCACAGTACGTGACAGCCGCGGCTGACAACGGAAGCGTGAATCGCGCAGCGCCCGATAACCTGTCGCTCACCTATCTGTCAGGGGGCTCAGACGGTACCTATCAGTCAACCGACTGGACCGCAGCGCTCACCGCTCTTGAAGCTGAGGACGTGCAGTTCATCTCGTCACCGGACGCTACAGGCGCTGTTCATTCCTCGATTCAGGCGCACTGTGACACGATGAGCAACGTCGTCAACCGAAAGGAGAGGCAGTTCCTTGTGGGCGAAGCATGGGGCGCATTGAGCTCGACCGCCGTAACCGACGCGCAGGGGCTTAACTCCAAAAACGGGATGCTTGTGTTCAATGGATACAAGCAGTACAACGCCAGCGGGGTTGTGACAAACTTCGACGCATCGTATGCCGCGTGCTTGCTTATGGGCATAAAGTGCGCAGCCGCGATCAACATGCCGCTGACATCAAAGACGTTGAATGTGCTGTCGCTTGAGAACAAGCTTTCGAACACGATGCTGAACACGCTCATCCAGAACGGCGTTGCACCGGTGAACTACAACTCGCAGGGCCTTCCGGTGTGTATCAGGCAGGTTAACACCTATCAGACCGACGACCTTCTGTGGAACGAGTTCTCAATGGTCACAGAAGCGTATTTCGCGAACCGTGACCTGCGGACCTATCTCGAAGGGCTCTTCCTGGGGCAGCCGGGCAACATTGGCGCAGGAGTGATCAAGGGCGCTGTCACCTCGCGGCTTCAGCAGTATGTGGATCTCGGGATCTTCAGCACCGATTCGAACAACGTGAGCTTCTGGGCAGTGACGGTTGCGGTATCTGGAGACACTGCGGTCATCGACTACGACGCGTACATCACCGCGCCGCTTAACTTCGGGTTCATCACCTCGCACTTCAACCTGCCGGTGAGCGCAGCCGCGTAAAGGAGAGATAGTGATATGGCACAGAGATTGATTGCGGGCGGTGCTCGCGTACAGGTTTGGGCAAACGGGCAGATCGTAGGCCTTGCGACCGGAGCCACTTACGATGAAGATTTCGGCGTCGTTCCGGCAGAGGTGCTTGGTATCATCGGCCCGATCGACTATGACAGCCAGAACTACAGTTGCTCGCTGTCACTTGCAACGTTCGTCCCGGAGGTACCTGATGGCGGCCCATGGCCGGATGGTGGGACAAAGACCATCGAGGATTTCATACCGCTGCGAAAGACCATCCAGGGGAACGCTGGCAAGCCGGGTCAGATCGATCTTCTGCAGTTCATCAACAACGCAACCGGTGAGATCGTCAACCAGTTCTCAAAGGTAATGATCGCCTCAAACGGTGAGCAGATCCAGGCGCGCAGCTATCTGACAAAGAATGTGAGGATGTTTGCGGTAAGCCGCGACATATAACCTGCTCGAGCACATGAAAGGAGAGTTCAATGGCTCAGGAAGAGAAAAGCTATCAGATCGGCAAGCAGATCATCGCCGAACATGACCTTCAGTTCACCGTTGAATACAGCGGTGAAATATTCACGCTTCGCTACCCGAACATCGCAGAGCGCGCATCGATTGAAGCAGAGATCAGCCGAAACCTCGGCAACCAGCCGCGATCGAACTTTTCGGCAGAGCATGTCGCACTGATCGAGGCGACAGTTTACGCTCAGAACCTCGTGATTCCGGAGAAGAGCCCGAAGTGGTTCACAAACGCATGGACGTGCCCCGATGAGGAGCTGCTTTCGCAGTTGTACATAGGGTACTTTCAATTTCGCGGCAAGCTACGAGAAAAGCTTCGCACAGGCGGATTTAAGCCAGTCAGCGAAGCTGGTAGCACTTGATCTATGGGTAATGCACCGGTTTCAGGTACTGCCGACTGACGAACGATACACGAAGCTCACGGATCGGCAGAAGCAACTGCTACTCGCATCGTTTCTCGAGCAGCCGACAGAAGCAGAGCTGCGCCAGTATTACCGCGAGGAAAAGCATCGGGAGACAGAAACCACGCTGAGCCCGGAAGAAGAAGAGCAGATGAGGAAGAATGGCTACTCACAAGAGCAGATTGAGCGCATCAAAGAGAATCTGAGGTACGAAGAAAATGCCGAGCGTTAATGCAGATATCAGGCTTCAGGCGACTGGAGCCGACGAAGCAGTAGCACAGATCGAAAAACTCAAGAGCGCATTCGAAAAAACAGCGAAGCAAGCCCAGATGCTCGCCAATTCGTCGGCGAACA